TGGTTGAGAATTACCAGGGAGCTTTTGGCCGCGTGGACGTCACAGCCAGACTCCCGCTCTTCACAGGAGCCGAGTTCGCCACCTACCTCCAGGAAGAGGCAGATTGGATAGAGGAGCATCGTGACGAGATAGCTGGCGACAGTAACGCCGTTGGCAACCTGATCGACACGCTGACCGCTGTCTACAATAAGACCATCTTCCTGTTGAGGCTGTCATGATACCAGCCCGGCCGTTCAAGCTGGTGGGATTCGAGGTAGAGTCTGTATTATGGCAGAAGCTTGTTACACATTATACTGAGCGTTTACAAATACTTAGGGAGAAGAATGACGGTTCACTTACGCCGGAGGAGACTGCCCGGGTCCGCGGCAGTATCCACGAGATTAAGCAACTACTGGAGCTGGGTAACCCAGCCCCGGTAATCAAAACAGGCGACTGACAGGCCGCCAGATAGGACACAGCATTATGATCGTAGCACCAGGCACGGAGCTGTCCACAGCGACAGCAGTAGTGACGGCAGCGGATGAATTGGAAGAGGAGGCAGCATTTGAGGCCGGGTTTAGTGGCGAAGCCATAGAGGGCGCAGGCCCTTCGATTGACACGACCGATGATGACGATACTCCTGCGAACAATCCACCAGCCGATGATACGCCAGTTGTTGCTGCCCCCGGGGAACCGGCACCGGCACCAGCAGCTGAGCCAGCACCAGGTACGCTGACCCAGGATGCTCTGGGCCGTATCCTAGCTGAAAAAGATGCGGCACTTGACCTTAAGTACCAGCATCTGCACGACAAGCTCTTTGGCAAACTTGGTGAGTATAACCAGAAGATAGAGGAGATCAGGGCCGCTAAGAATGCGGTATCTGGATTCTCTACAAAGGCGCGTGAGCGCTTGGCAGACCAGTTCCCTGAGCTGGCAGAGCTGTTGTTTGATGGTGTGGAAGAGCCTGCTGCTCCAGCACCAGCAGCACAGCCTGCGCCTACTGAGTTCCCGGCCGCCCCGGTAATAGATCCTGAGCAGTTAAAGGAGGATCTTCGCAGGGAGCGTGCTAAGGAGCGGGTGCTTGACGTCCACGAGGACTATGAGCAGGTGGCGATGAGTCCTGAGTTCCTTGAATGGCAGCTGTTGGCCCTCAAACCTGAGGAACGCGAGGAGCTGGCTACATCGTGGGATGCCAGGCTGGTTATCAAAAAGCTCACTGAGTACAAAGGGTGGCTTGTCGCACAAAAAGTAATAGAACGCAACAAGCAGAACCTCGATAATGCTGTCATACCCGCCGGGGTTCCCCGGGCAGTAGGCAGTGACTACGGGGAGGACGACGAAGAGGCCGCAATGCTCAAGGCATACGGCCAAAAATTCCAAACATAAGGAGCATTACCCATGGCACTTTCTTCAATGCTGACGCCTGCCCAGCGAATCGGCAAGCTCAAAGGCGAAATACTCACCCACGCAATCCCACGCGAAGTCCTCGGTATGGTTGGCGATACCAAGCCAATGCCGAAGAACTCCGGTGATACCGTCGTCTATCGTCGGTGGCTGCCGATCAACGCGACACCCACGGCCAGCACGTCTACCCCTGGTCCTAACAGTTTCTTCATTCCGAACGAGGCTGGCGACCGGACACAGACCCTGGTCAACCGTCACCTGGCCTCTGAGGGCGTAACCCCGAACGCTGAAACCCTCGTTCCGCAGGACATCGTTGTCTCCCTCAATGAGTACACCGTACTCTTCGGGTACACCAAGCGTACCGCCGACCTCTATGAGGACGACGTTCCTGGCGCCATGAAGCTGCAGGTTGGCGAGCGCCTCTCCCTGGTCCGTGAGCTCGTACGCTTCGGCGTGATCAAGGGCTGCACCAACAAGTTCTACGGCGGGTCCGGTAACAGCCGCGCCACCGTGAACGGCAAGCTGTCCCTCAAGCTCCTGCGTAAAGTTACCAAGGCGCTCGACGTCCAGCACACCGACAAGGTTTCTGAAATCCTGTCGGCTTCCCCTAAGTTCGGTACCTCTGCAGTTGAGGCCGGCTACTTCGTGTTCATCCACACTGACCTCAAGCCTGACGTCCGTGACATCCCTGGCTTTGTTCCTGTTGCCAAGTACGGCAGCATGAAGCCGGTGAGCCCCTACGAAGTCGGCTCTGTCGAAGAGTTCCGCATCATCGCCAGCCCTGAGCTGGTGTGCATCATCGATGCAGCTACCTCTTCCACCGCCGCTCCTTACGGCCTGATCACCACCGGCGGCACCTATGCCGACGTGTACCAGGTTGTTGTTTGCGGCCGTGACGCATGGGGCGACGTTGCTCTGCGTGGCACCAAGTCGATCGACGTCCATGACCTCAAGCCGGGCCAGATCGACAAGAACGACCCAACCGGCCAGCGTGGTTACATCGGCGCCTCCACCTACTACGCTGCGGTCCTGCTCAACCAGTACCACATGGCCGTTGTTGAGGTTGGAGCCTCTGTCCTCACCGACTAACATTGACGTGTGAATACCGGGCTCCGGCCCGGTAGTTCACCTAAGGAGCCACATATGCAAAGACTCTCTACGCTTATAAACAAGATCAGCAACACAGCCGATGGGATTGTGTTGCTGTCAATACTGCGTGGCCTGTATGACAGGTTTTCCACGCAGCTGCTGAACAGCGGTGGCCTCACGGCTACCACCACGCAGATCAACCTGGTGAACAACGTCAGCGCCATATCCAAAGGCATACCCTTTGGTGTTGCGGCTGCCAGTCCGAAGTGGACAACCGCGTTGTTTACTGCAACAGGGATCGTTCTGGCCAACGCACAGACGTGCGTCTTTACGCTTTTCCTGGCCCCCGACGGTACCCCCACAGTGGCAGCAAGTAACATCGCCACCACCGTAACCGCTGGCACAATACCACCCGGCATTGTGTTCCCGGCAATTCCGGAGGGCGCGGTGGTAGCAGGGCTCGTTGTGGTAAGTGCTAGTGGCGCATGGACCGCCGGCACTACTGCATTCGGAACCACTTCCACATGCGCGTACCTCAACATTGTAGGGCCGTTCGAGCCTACCGCAATCATCCAGTAAGTACCCAACATAAGGAGGCATCATTATGCAACTCAACGACATGGCAGGTCTTACCTGCAACTTCGGCAACCCAGTACTGGCCGGTGGTACCACCACCACCCTGCTGACTACCAACGCCACCATCCTCGCCATAAACGGCAGGACCCACACGCTGGCCGCAGTGAGCAACGTGCAGCCGGCTACCAACGACGCCAACACCGGCGCGCCTGCCAAGCCCATCCCACCGGGTTATGGCAGCATCTTCGTGATCGGCGCGGTGCGCCCGGCATCCCCAGCGACACAGGCATGCAGCACAACCCTCGGTTGGGTACAGGGTGAGATCGTACCCATCACGGCGTCCGCTTCGGCAACCGACTACACCCCCGGCGCTTTTGTTGATCTGCCTGAGTTCCCGGTTCTTCCGGACAACTTCTGCCCGATCGGCTTCTGCACTGTGCGTGTGGCCTCGTCCAACAGCGTCCCACTGACCCTGTTCTCCGCCGGCCTCACCGTTACCGGTGCGAAAAACAGCAACACGACCGCGATCGAGTTTGCCTACGGCCAGCTCGCCACGCTGCCTAGTCGCCCGACTTCGCTCTAAGTCGCAACAGCTTGACAACCATAGCGCCCGGGGGTACACTCTCGGGCGCTATACAACCAACTACAGAATAGGAGAGTTATTCACATGGGACGTAGAGGCGCAACTGATGTACAGACAATGTTTGTGGGGCAGCCCGGCGACGTAATCGGGCCCAACGGGGAGCTTATTCGAGGCGGCCAGAATGTGACATTGGCCGAGAAGAATGCCCTTAACCCTGGCTACCTTGAGGAGCTCGCATTCATGGAGGAGCTGATTGAGATAGTCGTGCATGAGTCTGCAGACGAGAATGCCGAGAACCCTGTGCGCGTAGGCAACAACGGTATATTCGTTGAGTTCCCACGTGGGATGAATGTCGTAGCAAAGCGCAAGTACGTGGATTGCCTGATTGTCAAACAGACCAGGGTAACCACGCCCGAGTACATCAACCCGGCAGGTGAGCGGGCCCGCGCAATCAAGCAGCACTCGGCCATGAAGTACCCGTTCAGTGTGATCGAAGACCGCAACCCCAAGGGTGTTGAATGGCTGCGCAGGAGAATGGCAGATATCATATAGGAGTGAGTCATGACCTTCCTGCAAATTGTACAACGCCTGCGGCAAGAATGTGGTGTACCTGGTGACGGCCCAAACACGGTGCTAAACCAGGTACGTGAATTAAAGCGCCTTGTTGATTGGGCGTCACAGGCGTACATTGAACTGCAGGAAGAAGAGGCCGAGTGGGAGTGGATGCGGACGTCCACCACATTCAACACCACTGCAGGCAAGAACTCCTACAACCCCCTTACTGAGCTGAATCTGACGCAGTTTGGCCACTGGCGCAACTACTCGTTCCGCATCTACCTGACGTCGGCCGGCTTCGGGAACCAGATACTCCTCAGCCAATGCGACTACAACACCTTCCGTGACTACTACCTGTACGGTATCAGGCAGACTACCCAGGCCAGACCTACTGTTATCACGGTGGCACCTGACCGCTCCCTGTTCCTGGGGCTAGTACCGAATGATGTCTACACGGTGAGCGGTGAATACTACCGCACCCCACAGATCCTTGACGAAGACATCGATGTGCCAGAGATACCGTCCCGGTGGCATATGGCCATAGTGTATAAGGCCATGATCAAGTATGCCATGTTTGAATCCGCACCCGAGGTTTTGGCAGCAGCCACCGAGAACTACAACAAAATGCTCAATCGCATTCGACGTGAGCAGATGCCGCCAATAACCATCGGGATGCCCTTCGTATGAGCCTTCCTCCTGTTCAACTTGACAGCATCATATGCGGCGGTGGCCTGGATCAGGTCACCCCCACGCTTGCGCTCAAGAACGGTATCGCTCGGCATGCGGTAAACTTCGAGGCCGCAGTAACCGGCGGGTATACCAGGATTGCTGGATACGAGCGCTTTGATGGGCAGTCCGCGCCCTCTGCTCATGGGCCAACCGCACAGTACTTGACCGTGTTGAGTCCGTCAAGGGTAGTGGCGGTTGGCACGCAGGTAATTGAGAAGCCCTCAAACTACGCTGGTATGGTGGCAGCTGTAGATAGCACCGGGTCACGTATCATAATAACCACTGCCGATTTTTCCAACCGGCAGTACACTGCCGGGTCTGAGCTTTGGCAAAGCGGCTTCCTTATCGGCACAATCTACAGTAATGACGGTCCTGTAGACACGTATGAGCAGTCAACGGCGCAGGCCGCGGTGGCTGATTATTTTAGGACGCAGATTGATGCAGTGCCAGGGGTAGGGCCCATACTCGGTGTTGCCTACTACGACAACAAGGTATACGCCTGGCGGGATAATGTTGGCAATACATTCAAAGAGTGCTATGTATCAAGCGGAACAGGGTGGTCGCACGTGGCGGCGCTGGATTCGCCGCTGGGCGGCATCGTGCGCACAGAAGTCGCGAACTTTAGTGGGCAGTCAGCTACCGAGTATCTATACATTGTGGACGGTGTTGGCCCCGCCCGTGAGTGGACCGGTGTCGCTGCCAACGTAATAACCACCGGTATGACTACCGACACCCCTGAGTACGTGGCCGCTCATAGGAACTACCTGTTCCTGGCGTTCGCTTCTTCGGTGCTTCATTCCGGTCCAGGGCTACCACTTAATTTCAGCGCACTTGACGGGGCCAATGAAATAGCCACTGGGGCAGTTATCACGGACATGGTAGTGATGCCGGGCGGAACCGGGCAATCAACCCTGGCCATACTCAGCCGTACCAACACCAGTATATTGTACGGAACAGGCCCCTCGGACTGGAACCTGGTGCAATATAACACGGGGTGCGGAGCAAACCCCGGCTCGGCAAAGAACATGGCACAGACGCTGATGTTTGATGACCGGGGTGCAGTGACTATTCAAGCTGCGCTGCAGTATGGCAACTTTGATCAGAGCACGATCACCACGCAGGTGCTGCCATTTGTTAACGCGCACGTGGGCCTGTTTACAGCGGCAACGCTGTGCCGTAGAAAGAGCCAGTACCGGATCTTCTTTGCAGACGGCCAGGGGCTGTACATGACCGTTGTTAACGGAAAGCCGCTGGGGTGCATGCCTGTTTTCTTTCCACACGTGGTACTGTGCGCTGTTGAGTCAAAGATGTCTGACGGCACCGATGTCATGTTCTTTGGTTCCGATGACGGTTACGTTTATCAGATGGATAAGGGCACATCCTTCGACGGTGTGGACATAGAGTTTGCGCTGGGTCTTAATTACACGCACGCTAAGTCACCGCGCCTGTTGAAGAGGTTTCGTAAAGTATCTATTGAGGTCTTCACCGAAATAGCCACACATGTTACGTTTGATTTTGGGGCGTTGTTGGGGTATGATCCCGCTAACTATGAGCAGCCGCTTTCGATATCATACAGCGACTACCTCGCGTCTGATCGGTGGGACGAGTTCACATGGGACCAGTTCTTTTGGGATTCGCGTAACACGGCTCCGGTAGAGTGCGAAATAACAGGCACCGCAGAAAGCGTCAGCATGCTTATAAACGGGGTATCCAAGTACCTCGAGCCGTTCACCATAAACAGCATCTTAGTGCACTATACCCCCCGTAGGATGATGAGGTAACATATGGCCACCGGACTGCTCGGCACACAAGCAAATCAGCCCATCAGCAACGGGGAAGTAAATCCCGGCTTTAATACCACGGTAACCAATCCTATAGGGAATACACAGGTACCGGTGTCGATACCCGATACCCCGAGCTATGTGCAGCAGGTAGCCCCTCCACCGGCTCCGGAGATGCGCGATATAAAGGCCACCGAGACAGTGGCTGGTCAGTTGAATACCCTGTTGTCGAGTGAGAGCCCCTACGTAAAGCTGGCCCGCAGTAAGGCCCTGGAGACAGCAAATCAGCGCGGGTTGCTCAATACCTCCATAGCTGCAGGAGCTGGTGAAAAGGCTGCCATTGAGTCGGCTCTGCCGATTGCTCAACAGGACGCGCAAACTTACGCAGCATCGGGGCTATCAGCACAGAATGCTGGGCAGGATCTGACGAAGACCGGGTATGACGCTAACCTCAAGTCAGGCCTTAATAAAGAGGCCTCGGTATACGAGACCCTCACCAACACACAGAACATTGCTGCTAACTCGTCACTGCAGCAGCAGAAGGACACGTCGGCGCTTACCGCTCAAACACAGGCGGAGCAGTCAGCCGCTGAACTGCAGGCGCTGCGTGATGCCAACGCACTCAAGGCCCAGACACAGCAGGAGCAGTATAACTCAGACCTGTCAGCGCAGCAGGCGCAGGAAAAGCTTACCGCACAAACACAGGCGGAGCAGTCTACATCTGCTCTCCAGGCCCAGCGTGACGCTGCTGCGGTACAGCTCGAGAAGACCAAGGCCGAGCAGCAGGTGTTCCTGCAGAAGGAGCTGGCGGCGGCCGGGCTTAACTACGATCTGATGAAGCTCCAGGTAGCTGAGCGCGAGGCCATGGCAAATGCTATATATCCGATCACACAACAGGCGCTGTCCGCAATATCTGAGATCAAGCGGACGCCTGACTCTGTCCTCAGTACCACGGCAAAAGAAACGGCCGTGGCTGAGATAGAAGCCAACAAGGCCTCCAGTATTAACATGATAGCATCGTTGTACGGGTATAAGTTGAACTGGGGCACAGGGTCGGCTACGCCTCCGGTGGGCACTACGCCACCGGGAACGGCTAACCCGAACCCGGCAACGCCTCCCCCAGGGACTACACCGGCAACGCCTCCCCCAGGGACTACACCGGCAACGCCTCCCCCAGGGACTACACCGGCAACGCCTCCTCCGGCACTTACGCCAACCACCCCGGCACCTACTCCTACTAACTGGACCGACGCAGCGGCCACCACACAGAAAATGGCAGCCGGTCTATTGGCCCCTAATATGGCCTACGATTTCAACAAAGATGGCAAAGTTGATCTTAATGACGCAAGCATGGCAGCGGCTTACAACGCCGGCACAATTCCTGTGCCTGCAGGGCTGTTGGGTACGCTCACCAGCCAGCCGTATACTCCGCCACCGACAACCACTGCCAACCCAACATATAACGAAAATGGTGGCTTAGGTGCTCCACCTACACCACCTCCAGGCACATTCGCTGGTACGCTCCCACCGGCTGGACAACGCGCCCCGCTCAGCGCGGCACAGGGCACAACCATTGACTCAGAAGGCAATATCTACAACTCCGCTGGTACAAAGGTGGGCAAGCAGTACATTACCGGTACCTACATATCCAGCGGCCTTAGAATAAATGATAACTACACCCTGGACCGGGACGGTCATATTAACCAACCTGATGGCTACAGGGCCGCTTACACTGACGGGATCAAGTATTATGCTCGCAATGGCACGGAGTTAGCCATCGATCCTACCACAACAAACATGACTATTGCTGAGATACTGGCTAAGCAGGAGGGTATGACGAAGACTGTGCAGAGGCGCACGTCGCCATGGGGCACCCAGACGAGTCCGGTGACACTGACCTGGTACAACGCGGCTAATAGCTGGACGCTTCCTGACGGTACTAAGGTTGATGCGGATGGTAACATTCCTCCTCCGCCTGAGCCTACGCCGGAGATGAATGGGTAACCCATGATCCGTGCCGCCACACAGAACGACATTCCCGAACTCACCGCCCTTGTGCTGTCGTTCTTCTCGCATGACGAGCTGGCGGACACCGGACTCACTCCGGACCCGCTAACTATAGAGTTCTTCGTATCCGACATACTGGAGAACCCTGATTATACAATACTTGTGTCCGACGTGGATGGTGTTATTATAGGGGCAATTGCTGGATTCGTGGCTCCGTGGATGTTCAACGCAGATATCATTACCCTGGCAGAGCTCGGCTGGTTCATACCTAAGGAGCACCGGAACAACCTGATGGCAGCCATGCAGCTGCGCAGGGCCTTCCACAAATGGGGCAAGGAGCGTGGTGCAACGGTACTAATCATGGTATCCACCACACGGGAAGAGTCACCACGGGTCCGACAGTTTTACGAGAAGTCAGGGCTCAGGCATATCGACAGTAATTATATTGGGAGGTTATAGCCATGGCTGTGTTCACTATACTTGCGGCAGTTGGGGCAGCTGTTACTGCTGGGTTGGCAGCCGGGGCAGCTGCAGCAATAATCGGCGGAGCGGTAATCGGCGCTGTAGTGGGAGGAGTGGTAGCCGCCGTATCAGGCGGTAATATACTTAAGGGCATGCTTATCGGTGGCCTAGTCGGCGCGGTGGGTGGTGCCCTGGCTGCAGTAGCCGCACCGGCAGCTGGTACAGCAGCTGCGGGCAGCGCTGGTACTGCGGGCACCGCGTCAACTGCAGCTATAGGTCCTACTCTTGAGGCAGCGGCAGCGGCACAAGGTACGCAAGCTGTTGGTACTACTGGCTTACTGGCATCAACTACTCCGGCTACAGGTATTGCAACTGCAGCCATGCCTACTGCATCTACGTTCGCACCCGGGGTAGCTGCTACTGCGGGCACAAAAATTGCCGGGGCCGCTACCACCATGGGCATGGGGCTGGCATCCGCTTCATACCAACAGGAGCAGGAGATCAAAGCAAAGAAGGACGCAGAGGACCTGGCTAAGCAGAAAGAAGAAGAAGACATCGCTGCCAAGCGCGTTACCTGGGTAGGTGGCGCTGCCTCGAGCCCTGTGATCAGCGGACCTGCTACTACTCCGGCGCTAACAAAGCTGAACATCGCTCCGTCTAATCCGGTTCAAAACGCGGCCGCTCCTGCCACGCCGGGGGGCCAGCCGCCCACGCCTACATTTGACACCAATACCATGTCCTACCGGAACTTCGGTGCACAAGGAGCCACAGCATGATACAGCCCAGCGCCGCAGACCTGCGTGAAGATTTTGCCCTGTATGTAAACAGGGCCACCAAGCTTGTGCACTCTCCGGAAACGCGGGGTGCTGTGCTGCAATCACTGCCAGGAAAAGACCCGGTAAGCAAGGTTGCCCGTGCATCCGTGTTGATTATGCAGCGCATGGACGCAGCAACCAGATCCGCCAACATCGAGATCCCTGACACCATAAAGATATTCGGTGCGCAGA